GCGGTCGGCGCCGGCGTGATGAGCCCGAACGAGGGACGCGCTAAATTCGATCTCAAGCCCGTGGCCGGCGGCGACAATCCATATCTACAACAACAAAACTACTCGCTAGAGGCATTGGCCAAGCGGGACGCGCAGGCCGATCCATTTGCGCCGAATACGCCGCCAGCACCAAAACCGGCGCCACCAGATGCAGCGGCGCCAACCGAGAAGCCAATGCCGCCGCCAAAGGCCATCGTCCCGCGCGAGCAGTTGGCTCATAAATTTGCTCAGGCACTGCATGAGGCCGCATGATGGATGACGACGACATTGCCGAACTGGCCAAGGGTATGGTGCCGTTCGTGCGCGACTGTGTGACCGAGGCTCTGCTCAAAAGCGCAGTACCGGCAGATCTCGCCGCCCAGATCGCCAGCGCCGTGCGGCTGCTGCACGAAATGCCGGCGCTCGAACAACGCGCCGAGGCGCCGCGTACGCCCCGGATCGCCCGCGTCGAGCGCGATGCCGATGGCAATTTCGTGCCGATCTACGACGAGACGCAGACGTGATCACGCTTTCTGAAGCCGCCAGCAATGCCATGCTCGACATGCTGGCGCAATTGCTCGACGGCGGCAGCATCCAATTGATGTCGGAAAATCGTTTGCTGGCGATACTGACGCTCTCGCGCCCGGCAACGCTGCCGGCCAGCGGTGGGGAACTTGAGTTCAATAATATCGCCGAAGAGGATGCCGCGCTCTGGCAAGGTACTGCCACGACTGCGCGGGTCCTCGGATCAGATGGCAGCGAAGTGTTTTCTTGCGACGTCGGCGATCTTAATAGCGATGCCGTAATCAAGCTCAATACCACCAAGATCTATCAAGGCGGCCCGGTGCGGATCAAATCGTTCCGGGTGGCTATGCCATAAAGGAGATATCCCATGACAAACAGTTTGGGGTTTGGACAAAGCTTTGTCGGGACGGTGCAAACATTGATTGATGCGCTCGAGGCCGCCAGCCTCATGCAGGATCGCTTGGCATCCGAGCCGACCTTGGCGGACGATACGGCAACGGCCATGAGCGGCGCTGGGCGCGCCGATATGACGGCACAGGTCATCAATGATGCCGCCAGCGCCATCGTGCAGATCATGTTCGCCTACAACAGCGGTTCGCCGACGCAAAAGAGCCTGCTTTACAAAGTCCTGTAAGCAGGAATTAGTTCGTGACGCAGCAGGTCATCAATATTGGCGCGGCGCCGAACGACGGCACCGGTGATCAATTGCGCGTTTCATTCGATAAGTGCAATCAGAATTTCAGCGAACTGTACGACAAGGGCGCCGGCGCCAGTACCGAGGGCGTCTGGAATTTCAATGCCGCGAGTAGCGATACCTCGACAGCGCCGGTCTCCGGCCGGTTCAAGACCAACAGCGGCAATTATCGCGGCGCTACACAGATTGCGATTCACGCAACAACCGTTCAGGGGATTGACCGTAGCGATACCCTGCGTTCATTGCTGGCCAAAGACATCATTCAAGTCCAGGACACCGGCAACAGCGCCGCCTGGTGCCGTTATGTGCTGCAATCGGTGCCGGTCAACAATGGCACGTGGTTTCAGCTCAACGTTGCTTGGGAAGCCGATGGCGGCGTCGTCTCCGGCGATAATCAGGAAATCCTGTTTACCTTCACCGCCAATCTCGATCTCAGCGACGTCTATATGCGCTGGGTGCCATATACTGGGCCACCACAGTCATTTCTCAAGCAGGATGTGACGAGAGATGGCGACTGGACGATGGTGGCAAATAGGGACACCAGCGATCGGCCGGCGCCACAAGCGAGCGGGGCGGAAGAAGATCTGCTGCCGACTTGGACGCCGACAACACAGAGTGCACGTGCTACCTATACGGTCTATAATGAATGGACGGTGAACACCGGGGGATGGATTGATCAGTATGGTGGCGATGTTCTAACCCAAAATCTCAACGCGACTCATACTATTACGCTGCAAATCAATGGTGTTGTTAAGGATACGTTCACCAGTGCGCCAGTTACGGCTCAACTTTACTGGCACGATATTACGCCAGTACTCGTACCATCCGGGGCCGTAATTCGCGTTACCGTAAAAGTAACGCAAGTCTCCAACAATTTGATGTATTGGTTAGAGCAAGCTGGCCTGTTTGCAACGGCACCAACTTATTGCTCGCTCGCGGTTGGGTCGAAGGACGGAGCTGCGGCCGGGACGACTGCCTATGGCTGCCACGTCATGTTCATTCCCGGTACGGCATCGCCGGATTGGGATGTGCTTGCTTATGGTGGGGCAGTTGCTGGTGGAGGCGGTGGTGGTGGCAGTCCTCCCGGCGGAGCATCGGGACAGATCCAATATAACAACGGCGGCGCGTTCGGCGGCTTCACCATGTCTGGTGATGCGACGCTGAACACGACGACTGGCGCTATAACGATTCCGGTGTTCGTCGCGAGTGGCGCATCGCATGCCAAGGGCAATGTGCCCGATCCCGGCAGCACCGCAGGAACAACACGGTTTTTGCGGGAGGACGCTAGCTGGCAAACACCACCAACGGCACCAGCGTTGCCGGGATACATCGGCGGCCTGACATTGGCGAATGATACGACGACGCCAAATACGGTGATTGACGTTGCAGCAGGCGGTGCGACCAGCGACGACTATACGACGACGATGATATTGTCGGCTGCATTTACCAAGAACTGCAATGCGGCATGGGCAGTCGGTAGCGGCAACGGTGCGCTGGATACGGGCTCAACTATCCCAGCAGCGGCCTGGCTGCACGTGTTCCTGATCATGCGGACGGATACTGGTGTTGTCGATGTACTGATATCGCAGAGTGCGACCGCACCGACCATGCCGACGAACTACACCAAGAAACGTCGCATCGGCAGCGTCAAGACGGCAAGCTCGGCAATATTGGGGTTCACGCAGTTGGGCGATGAGTTTCTATTGCTTGCGTCAATCTTAGATTTAAGCGGTATCACTGCAACAACCACTCCAACAAGTTATCCAATTACTGTTCCTTCTGGCATATCAGTTGATGCAATTATGGATTTTATTGTAAATGCTGCAATCGGCCCAACAATTTCTGTGCGCAGTCCGTTGCAGACTGGTGGTAGCTTCCAAGTATTTGGTCCGATAGGAACTGGTGGTTGGGCTGGGACGCAAGTCAGGGTGCGAACAGACACATCTGGTAATGTACAAGTGTATGCAAACGCTAGTTGTTCTGGAATTAATGCAACGACTATCGGCTGGCTGGACAACCGGGGCAAGTGATGGCGATCCCTCCGCGCATCCGCATCAATCTCGTCAGTGAATGACCGCCTACACCGTCGACCTATATGAACCGACTCGCACGGGCGTCAATGCCGATAGTCTCGCATATACGGCGGATAACAGTACATGGCCGACCGCCGACGGTGGCCTGCTCACCGCATCGGATGTGCTCGATGGCCTCACCAATGTCGTCACGGCCGATGTCTACGAGCCAATCCATCCCGGCCCTGGCGCCGACACCGTCGATTACACCGCCGACAACGAAAACTGGCCGACGGCTGACGGTGGCGTGCTGGTCGGCGCTACCGATGACAGCGATTCGCTGGTCATTCCCGCTGGCGCGGCCATCCTCGATGAGCCGGCGGCTGCGGCAGATGCACTCGATGCCGAAGTCATTCCTGCCGCCGTCGTTGGTGAGCCTGGTGGAGGTTATTATCGGCGGCAGCGGCCATTCCCGGTCGAGGGATTTGGCGATGGGTTACTGCCGGAACTCGAGGGCGAAGCGCTCGGCGCTGTCGGTGTTATCGGCGGCGGCCAAGGCAAGATCGGCATCAGCGGCGCGGGAACAGGTACGACTGGCGTCGCAGGCCGTAGCGCGGGACAAATCGTCATCCGCGCAACAGCCATCGGTCAGCGCGGTCAGGTCGGCAGCGCTGATGTTGTTCTCAAAAGCCTATCGGTCAGCGGCCATGGCGTTGTCGCGGTGCGCGGGGCAGGGGCGAGCGTAATCACATTCAAGGCCAGCGCAATCGGCCGGCATGACGATGACGAGGCCGCCATCATGACAATCCTGCTGGCAGCATGAGGCGAAGGGCATGAGCGATATCCCTGCTCCGCAATATACGCTCAACGAGGCCATCGGCGTCTGCCTCGCCATGTGCCAGCGAGCGCTGGCCGAAGTGCGCGTGCTGGCACGCCTTCCTGGTCCGCAAGGTGAACAAGGGCAGCGCGGTGAGCACGGCGACAAGGGCGACCGCGGCGAGGCCGGCAAGCAGGGGCCAATGGGCCCGCCCGGCCTCGACGGCAAGGACGGCGAACGCGGCCAAAAAGGCGAGCCGGGACGCAATGCGTCCGATCTGACGCTGCTGCAGGAACAGATCGAACAGCGCATGCAGCGTGCAATCGATGCCATGGCGGTGACCACGCCTGACGGTGGTCGCACGCTGCGCTGGGCGATCGGCGATATCGTCCGCGAGATCAAGACAGCCGTCGTTCTCGATGCCGGTATCTGGAAAGAGGGCACGAATTACGTTCCCGGCGACGGCGTCACACTCGGTGGCTCGTTCTTCATTGCACAAGCCGCAACCACTGCAAGACCTGGCGTATCCGATGACTGGCGCCTCGCCATCAAGCGCGGCACCGATGGCCGCGATGCGCGCGTCGAGGAAAAACAGGTCAAGCCGATCAGGTTCAAGTGAGCGAAGCGAATGCACCAGATCCTCGAAATCCTTGAAGAGTCCACCGACAGCGCCGGGCCGGATCTCATTGCGCTCGACGATCTCAAGCTCGCGCTCGGCATCATCGGCACTACCGAGGATGCTGCGCTGCAGGCATCAATCACATCCGTATCGCGCATGATTGCCGAATACTGTAATCGCCGTTTCGGCATGGCGCAGGTGATCGAGACATTTACGTTTGATCCATATGAGAACTTGCGCGCGCGCGAAGCACTGGTGCTCTCGCTCTATCCCGTGGCTGAGATTTCCGAGGTGTCGAGCGTCGGCGCAACCTCGGCCGATTATCAGCTCGATCCAGCCAGCGGGCGGTTGTGGCTGACAAATCCCAACGGCGACTATGGTTATTGGTCAGAGCGGCCGTATCGCTTGTGGCCTTGGCCGGGCACCGTCTCTGTTGCCTACTCGGGCGGCTTTGACCTGCCGGAGCAGGCGCCGGCGCGGCTGCAGCAGGCCGTCATCCAGACCATAAAGTCCGGTCGCATCTACGCTACGCGCGATCCCGCCATCCGCGGCGTGCAGCATGGTGATACGCGCATCGATTATTATACGCCGCAGATGGCCTACGGTTCGAACGATTTTCTGGGGCCGGTGCTCGATCTTATCAGCCCATATAAAAGTCTCTACATCGCATGAACTTCTGGTCGGTGCCGCGCGAATGGCCGGGCGAAACCGTCTTCATCATCGGCGGCGGCCCGTCAGTGCTTGGCCAGGATCTAGAACTGCTGCGCGGGCGCCGCGTCATCGCAATCAACTCGAGCGTCTTTGCCTTGCCATGGGCCGATGTCCTCTACTTCGGCGATTGGCGCTGGTGGAATGAACCGGAAAACAAGGCCGCAGTTGCCGGCCTCGACGGGCGCGTCGTTACCACATCGTCGCTCGTCAAGGATCAAAAAGTACTGTTTTGCCGCAAGGCATTTGGCCCTGGGCTCGCAGCCAAGCCCGATACTTTGTATCAGCGCTGGACCTCACTGACGGCAGCCACCAACTTGGCGGCGCATCTGATCGGACCCGGCGGCACCATCGTCTGGCTTGGGGCCGATGGCAAACATGCCGCCAACGGCCGAACGCATCACCATAAGCAACATCCTTGGCCGGCGCGGCCAGGCTGTTACGACAGGCAGCACGAGGATCTGGTCACCATCATCCCGTCGCTGCAGGAACTCGGGATCGCCGGATACAACGCCTCGCCGGGAACCGCATGGACCGATTTGTTACCGGTCGTGAACTTAGAAAATATCTTGAGCGAGCGCCGCGCGGCCTGATCGTCCGCGGCATGTGGGGACTTGGCGATAACTGCTACTCGCGTCCGTTCGTGCGAGCCGCCGCAGCGCAATACGAGATCTATCTCGAAACGCCATGGCCGGAACTCTACGCCGATCTCAATATCAAGTTCATACGCGGGACGCGGCGGCTGCGCACGCAGCAAAAGAACATCGCGCGCCAACCGGCGGATCGCTGGTCTTGGTCGCCGCCGCGGGCACTGCGGGAAATCAGGGTCGCGTATCCAGGGCTGGAAGCGAGTTCGATCATCCAGTCGCTCGAGCAGCGATGGTCGGCAGTCAACGTCAAGTTCGATCCGGCGCTGTTCGATCTGCCGGACATGGGACCGTCGCCGGTCAGATCCGATCGCCCGATCGCCGTGGTGCGGCCGGTCACCGTTCGCAGCGAATGGCGCAACGAGGCACGCAACCCGCAGCCGGAATATGTCGCGGCCATCGCTGCGGAACTGATGGCCACGCATACTGTGGTTGCGGTCGCTGACCTCGCGCCAGGCGAAGAATGGATGCTCGGCGAACTGCCGCCGGCGCATCGCCATTTCCTGTTCGGGCAACTGACAGTGCGCGAACTGCTGGCGCTGGTGCGCGATGCGGATCTGGTCGTCGGCGGCGTCGGCTGGATCGTCCCGGCCGGCCTGGCGCTCAAGACCAAGACTTTCGTCGTGTTCGGTGGCCATGGCGGCCATAACGCGCCCAACAAGATCACCGATCCGCGGCTCGACCTGAGCCGTATCGGCTTTGCCATTCCGGAGGCGTTCTGCAAATGCACGAACATGTTGCACGCCTGCAACAAGACGATTGCCAATCCCATGGGCCAGTTCTCTCGCTGGTGGAACAGTTTTCCCGCCGCCACCTGACCTGGTGGCCGCAAATCGGCATCGGTTACTACCCGGTCGAGGTCGGCCTTGCGCCCTACGATCAGGACTATTTCGACAGTTTTGATCGCAAGGCGCGCACTGATCTTGGATACGCCCTGATGCAGGCTCGATGCGATTTCATCGAACGGCATTACTGCGAAACGCTGATCGATGTCGGCATCGGCTCGGGTGCATTCATCGAGTTGCGGCAACAATGCGGGCGCCCGACCTGCGGCTACGATGTCAATCCAGCCGGCATTCGCTGGCTCAAGGAACGATCGCTGCTGGCCGATCCATATCAGGTCTCGTTCGATGCCATGACCTTATGGGATGTGCTCGAGCATGTCACGGATTTCGATGTGCTCATCGCCAATGTGCGCCAATGGCTATTCGTGTCGCTGCCAATCTTCAATGACGGCGAGCACGTGCTGCGGTCCAAGCATTTCAAGCCGGCCGAGCATTGCTGGTATTTCACCCGCGAGGGCCTCGTGCTGGCACTGTACATGTGCGGCTTTGGCCTGATCTCGGAAAGCATGATCGAGACCGAGCTCGGCCGCGAAGATATCGGCACATTCGCCTTTCGTCGGGTGAGCGAAGCGAACCCCCGAAGGGGCTCTTTCTAGCGATGGTCGACTATAGCGCGCTGCTCTACGACCCGGTCTATGCCGCCATCGGCGTGCCGGCGACGCTGAGCGGAACTGCTTTCGGCGATGTCTCCCTCACCGTGATCGACGATACGCGCCCGGCGACGGCCAGCACCAGCACAGTTGGCATGCGGAGCATCAGCACCAGTGCGCTGGAAATGCGTAGCGTCGGGCCAGGCGCCTTTGCGCGCATCCCCGAACTCGAGAGTAATGGGATCGATCGCGCAGACTACATCGATGCCGAACTGACCTTCAATGGCCGCGCGTGGATCGTGCGTTCCTACGAGCTGCGCGGCAGTCCGAATGGCGAGGATCTCGGCGAGGTGCGCTTTTTGTTAAAGGCGGCCGAATGATCGACGTTCGTGAAAATATCCTTGTGCGGCTGACTGAGATCGTTGCCACCATTCCGAGCATCAAGTCGGCACAGCGCAACAATGTCGAAATCACCGAAGATCAGTTGCCGGCCGCGATCGTGTTCGACGGCGACGAGGAAACTGACGATCAGGCCGATATGTCGATGCGGCCATCCAACAAGCCGATCCAAGTGCGCATGATGCCTGAAATTGTCATCGCACAACAGGACAACGAGGTCGGCTCCGATCTCTCCGCGCTGCGGCGCGAACTGATCAAGCGCGTGCTCACAGATACCGATCTCAACGAGCAGATCGTCAAAACCGGACGGAACGGCAACGGTGTAATCCGTTACATCGGATTGCAGACCGACCTCGGCTGGATGCGCTCGCTGCATGGAGCGCTGCGGGTAATGTTTCTGCTCAAATATACGCTTCGACCCGATGATCTCTAAGAAAGGAGAACGTCATGCCCACGTCACCCAGTGTCTACAATTATCACATCGGCAAGGGAATCGTTTCGTTCAAGGAAACCGGCGGTTCGAGCTTTGTCGATCTCGGCAACGCACCGTCATTTGCCTATACGCCGGCGGTCACCAAGCTCGATCATTTCTCATCGCGCGAGGGCGTCCGCACCAAGGATTTCACGGCGATTACCCAGATCGGCGCCACCGTCAAGTTCACGCTCGATGAAATCACCGGTAACAATCTTGCGTTCTTCGCTCTCGCCGAGCAGGGCACGGATACGGCCGGCGATATCACACTGAGCGGTCTGTCAAAGGCTGAATTCACCGGCCAGATCAAGGTCGTCGGCACCAACGACATCGGTCAGCACGTGGATTTCATCGCCGATGTCTCGTTCGTTCCATCAGGTGATTTCAACTTTATCACCGACAAGGATGAGTGGACCGTGATCACGATCGAGGCCGAGGTCATGAAAGGCACCAACGGTGACTTCGGCGTGTGGACAATCCATGACGAGACCCCAACGGCATGAGGACAGGGCATGGCTGACTTATTGGACATTGCACCGTCGACATCAGTCGAGGCCGTCAAGATCAGCGGCGGCGGTCGCCTCGTCGTACACGGCTTGAACGGCAACGCGATTGCTTCCATCGTCGCACGCTTTCCAAAGCTTGCGTCGCTGCTGGGAGCCGGCGGCGACAATGTCGGCTGGCATCTGATCGAAAACTTCGGCAGCGCCATCGGGCCGATCATCGCCGCTGGATGTGGGCATCTCGGCGATGAGCAGCGCGAAGCGCGCGCCAGCAATTTATTGGTCGAAGACCAGTTGAAATTACTGACAGCCATTCTCGGGCTGACATTCCCAAACGGGTTCAGCTCCTTCATCGATCAGTTGACCAAGCTGATGAGCCGGGCCGACGAAGGAGCAAAGCCCGTTCGAGTGCGCTTGCGCAAATCGCCATCGCCATCACCGCCCTCATCCGACGCGGCTTCGCGCCCGAATATGCAATGATGCTGACGCCGCGGCAGATCATGGCCTATCTCGAATTCAACGATCAGCTCGACCGCATCGAGCGCGCGCACGCGCTGACGATCGCCGCAACTGGTGCGCAGGGCGACCAGAAGGCGATCGAGAAGACGCTTAAGGAATTGAGCGATCAATAATGGCCTGGTTCGAGTGACGCGTCTGTGACCGCCTTCGTAAAGGGATTGTATGTGCAGTTATATCTGACCCGCACCCAAGCGCCGAGACCGTTCTGCGCTTCTGCCCTGTCGCCATAGAAGAGCATTAAACCGTCTTGATGCACGTGCTTGCTCACGATCGAATCAAAGAACTTGGGTTGCGACCAACTGTCGGTCCAACGCAAGTCGTACTTAGCATGCCTCTCAACCGCCGTTTGACACGATGCGGCGGCGTCAACGGCAATGGGTCCAAACTCAGCTTCTGGGATATCGGTGCCGACCTTTAGCTGCCACGCAAGTTTATTTGGCTTATCTGCAGGCGCAGACGCTGCTGCTCTGAATAAAACCGCCATTGTCGGAAGAATAAATATCAACGCTATTTTGAACCATTTTGCATTCATCGTTTTTCGTCCCAATGTTGCAGACATCTAGCTCTGCGGTGCCGAAGTGCAATTGAACTTCGTGCATTTTGGATATCTAAGGCGTGCATAATGGCCGTTGGCCTTAACTTTAAGGTCATTTTTGACCGGGATGGCTGGCTCGCGGAAATCCGCGACAAGCAACGTCCGGTGGCCACTGCCGCGGTTGCTGCGTTGCGAGAAACGGCTCAAGACGCCGTTACCGAAGGTCGCGCCAATATCGCAGCTTCCGGATTGTTCGGGGCGCGCTGGCAGCAGGCTTTGAAATTCACCATGAAAGACGCCGGAGACGATACCAATCCGTCGCTGCAGGCAAAAGCCATCATCTTCCATTCATTCCGCATCGCCGGTGTATTCGAATATGGCGCCACCATCGAGGGCAAACCGCTGCTCTGGATCCCGACCACGCCTGGCATGCCGCCGGCCGGTCGGTCAGGCAAAAAATTGATCTCGGCCACCATCCACGGCAAGCCGGTGCTGTTTGATGCGAGCGATCCCGACAGACACAGAAAGCCGCTCTATATCGGCGTGCCGTTGGCTCGCATCCAAAAGAAATGGCACATAACCGAGATCGTGCAACAACACGCCGCGCAGATCGCGCAGTTGTTCATCAAGTATTTTAAAGACGACTAGAGCCATCATGGTTGACAGAATTTCAGTACAGATCGCGCTCGAGGGCGGTGATTTAATTCAAAAGCAGCTCGCCGATATCGGCGATGCCGGCCAAAAGGCATTTGCCGATATTGCGGCGTCCGCCAACAAAGTTGGTGGGTTCAAGGAACTCGACCCAGGAACGGTGACGAGTAAACTCAAGGAAATGGGCCTCGAGGGCACGCAAGCCTTCGATAAGATCCAGTCGGCGGTAAAACAGGCAAGTTGGCTCGAGAGTATCGTCAAAGGTGTCGAAACGGTCGAGAATGCCTTTCTGGCAGTGGGGCGGGTGGCTGCACCCATCGTCACGGCGATTGCCGGGGCTTTTCTAGCTGCTGCCGAGAATGCAATCGCCTTTGCCGGAGAGATCAACAAGATCAACACCGAGGCGACAGAACTCAAGTTGACGATTGATCAATTTGATCAATTGCGCAAAGGCATGGAGCAGGCTGGGCTGTCGGCGGGCGCCGTCAGTTCGGGAATTAAAACTTTTGCGGAACAACTGGATAAGCTGGAGTTAGACAAGGTCACGCAGGCTTTTAAGCAATTGCATGATAGCATGAAGCAAGGTTTTGGTGTAGAGGGTTCAGAACAACTTAAAATATTGCAGGACGCGGCGCAAGGCACCGGCAAGGCGGCGGATACCGCCCGCAAATTTTTGGAAAAGCTCGGTCTAACTGATGTTGGTTCGGGCATTAAATCGACAGCCGAGGCATTCAAAATTCTTGGTGTCGAAGCGACCAATATCAACGAAGCGCTGCCGCAGGTCATCGAAGCATTGCAAAAAATGCCGGACAGCGCGCAGCGCACGGCATTGGCCCTGCAATTATTTGGAAAACAGGCTGGTGCTGAACTTATTGCCGCATTGCGAACCGGCGGTGTTGCCATCGATGCATTCAGAGACAAACTTGGAGTATTAACGCAGGACCAGGCAAACAAGGCTGCCGCATTGGAGCAGGCCATCAATCGACTGCAGTCCACATGGGCGCGGTTCGGCAGTGTGGCGCTCGCGCCTGCGCTGACGGTCGGGATTAATCTGTTAACCGAAGATCTACAGGCGTTGCAACGCTTCATCGAGAATTTCTCATGGGACAAATTTTTATCCGGCGGTCTGAAGGCGCTTGCCGCGCTGACAGATCCATTTGGTACCCTAAGAAACATGCTTTTCGACTTCAGCGAATCACTTGGTCAAATCGCATGGGATGCACTCTCGAGCGCTGCCCAGAATGCGTGGCAGACTGTCATTAAATGGATTGACAACGCCAAGAACAAGTTGGCTGAGTTTGTGCAAGGCCTGTCCGGCAGCATCTGGGATGCCATTGTCAGCGGCGCTCAAAACGGATGGCAAACGATCATCCAATGGATCGATGCCGGCAAGAACAAGTTTGCTGAGTTTGTCCAGAACCTGACCAGCAGCATCTGGGATGCAATCGTCACCAGCGCGCAGAATGCATGGCAGACGATCATCCAATGGATCGATCAGGCAAAGCAGAAATTCTTGGACTTTGCCGGTGCGCTTGCCAATGATATCTGGAGCGGCGTTTTGCAAGGCGCCATTAACCTGTGGAACCAGCTCGCCAACGCCATCCAGTTCGCAATCGATCGGCTGAAAGTTTTTTTGGGGCTGGCGCCGGCGGGCACGGGCAGTGTCAGGAACCTGCCGGATGAGCAATCCATGGCGAGCGGCGGGCTGATCGGTGGAGCAGGCACCGGCACATCTGACAGCAATCTCGCCTGGGTGTCGCGCGGCGAGCACATCATGCCGGCACGTGCTGTGGCACAGCCGGGCGTGCTCGCCTTCCTCGAGGCGCTGCGTGGTACGGGTGGCGATCTGCGCGCCGTGCTCAATGGCATGGGCCGCTTTGCGCTCGGCGGCCTGGTGTCACGGCCAATCCCGGCCTTTGCCGCCGGCGGCCTTGTCGCCGGTATGCATCCCGTCACCATCAACTTTGCCGCCCACACCGTCGATGGCCTGCGCGCCTCGTCCGCAGTGGTCAGTGAATTGCAGCGCGCTGCAGCGCTGGCACAGGTGCGCTCCGGTGGCCGCAAGCCGAGCCGCTATTCATGACGCTGACGCACTCACCGCCATATACGTTACTCGCGATCAATGGCATCGATTTTTCCGATTATGCCATCCGCCGCATCACCATGACCCTGCAGCCGATCGACCAGGCGGTGAACAATGCCCGCGATTGCCGCGGCGAGCTCATCGATATCTCGGTCGCCCAGTTCCGGCAGTACAAGGTCAAGATTACCTGCAAGGATCACGAGGTGCCGGAGCTTACGGACGTGTGGCCTGGCCAGGACATCACCATCACCTGCATTCCCGGGCTCGGCGCCGCCAATACCACAGGCGATGTGCTGACCATCCTCGCCAAGGTCACCGGCTGGAATACCTCGCGCGATGAGTGGGCCGCCGAAATCGCTTGGGAGCTCGATGCCGAACAGAGAACGCAATAGATGCCAGCGGGGCTGCCGTACTTTGCCTGGATCGATCAGAGCGAAACCACGTTCCAGCCGACGCACATGCGCTGGGACGAGTCGGTGTTCTCATTCAAGCTCTCGCAGGACGAGGGTGATCCGGCTAGCCTCACCGTGGTCGTGCGCCGCCCACAGGATACGGATGGCACCACAATTGGCTTGCTCGGGCCTGGCCGCAAGATCTGGTGCTGGTTCGCACTCGACTGCGGCCCGGATCTGATCCGGTTTCGCGGGCGATTGGTCGGTGTTCCCACCAGCCTGTTCGAAGAGCTGGTGACCCTGGAATTCGTGGCGCGGCCATATGATTACGTGTCGCAGAAGGCGTCATTGGCCAATACGCTGCGCGTGCTGCCGTATTACGATCCGGTGATGATCGATCCGTCGCAGCGCACCGATCCAGACATCGTGCTCGAGGGCTACACCGCGATCTGGCATTTCGACCGCGAAACCCATGTCATCACGAGTTCGGACGAAATCACCGGCGAGGACGGCCTGGTCGAA